TTAATAAGGAGATCCCATGAATAGAGAACAAGTTCAAAGCCAATTAGCAATAGATGAAGGTATAGTACACGCAGTATACCTAGACCATTTGGGGTATCCAACCTTCGGGATAGGACACCTCATTAAAGATGATGATCCAGAGTTCGGGTTAGATGTTGATACACCTATATCCGAAGAGCGTGTTACAGAAGCCTTTCAATCAGACTTAGATATTGCGATTAGCGAGTGTCAAGCTCTCTACGACCAATGGGACGGCTTTCCAGGGGAAGTACAAGAGATACTCGTCAACATGATGTTTAATCTTGGACGAACCCGCTTATCTAAATTTAAGAACATGAGAACAGCAATCGATAACGAGGACTGGGCTACTGCAGCAACGGAAGGACGTGATTCACGTTGGTTCCGACAAGTAGGCAATAGAGCAGAACGACTTATGGAGCGCCTAGAAAATGTCTAAAGTACTATTAGGTGTAATCGGAGCTATGGCAGTTTCCGGTTACGCCTTTTATTACCTCAGCGTAGTACCTCTAAAAGTAGAGAATAAAGAGTTGTTTGAAGAAAATACTGCTCTTGAGTTGTCTATACAAACCCAAACAGAGACTATACGCAGAATTGAGGAAAACATTAAGAAAACTCAAGAGAGTCTAAATACTCTTACTAAAAAGAATCAACAGTACGAGCAGGAACAGGCAGAGTACCTCGATATATTTCGTAGGCACAGCTTAGCCAAACTCGCTAGTGCTAAACCCGGACTTGTAGAAAAACGAGTCAACAATGGAACACAGGAGGTATTTGATGCGATTGAAGCCGATAGTAAGCGCATTAGCAATCTTAACAATTAGTGGTTGTTCTCTTCTACAGCAAGAAGCTAGAGAAGTAGAAATTATCACAAAACCTGTACAGATAAACATTACACAGCCCACCCTACCACGACCTATCGAGTTGAAAGAGCCTCGATGGTATGTCGTATCAGACAAAAAGATAGCAAATGAAGATCGTACCTATCTTGACAGATTCATAGAAGATATTAAAAAGAAACATGGCGGAGACATTGTCTTTGTAGCCATGAGTGTTGCCGACTACGAACTAATGGCATACAACACACAAGAACTTAAAAGATATATTAATCAGTTAGGCGAAGTAATCGTCTACTACAGAAACGTAACTATCAACGAGGAACCTGCGGGTGCGATAGGAATCAATATTGAGTGATCAAGACATAGAAAATAAAGCTTTACTGGCGTGGGCAAGAATACCAAAAAGAGAGGCCTTAGAGTGTTATAAACAATTCCCCGATACTTCTTGGGAAACCCGAGATTTGTTTTGGGTGTTGCAGCAGCCTGTAAATGATTATGTACACACTATACGCTTAAATGAAAGTTTATTAGAAAGTGTACGGAGAGATGGATTTTTAAACCCTTTTTTAATGACTACAGAGTATTTTGCGCTAACGGGAATGCAGAGGCTAAGGTGCGCTTCAGAGCTTCCTATAGAAGTACAGAAAAACACAGAAATAAAAATCTGTAAACTTCTATCTAGCCCTCACTTAATTTTTAGACATTTTCCCGAGGAGCAGGCGGGAGAAGAGCTCGCTAGAGCCTATCTTGCAATTTTAGAGGTTTGTTTTAAAAGTTTATTTTTCAAAGAGGATTTTGATAAAGAAGGGAAAGAGATGATAGAGTTTGAGACAAAAGAAGTCGACGGGTAATTATAATAATTCTTGACACAGATGCTGAAAGTTGATATAATAGTTGTTCAAATTTTAGGGAAAGTACATGAACTTATTTTATTTAGACCAAGACCTCGACAAGTGTGCCGAGTACCATGTAGATAAACATATCGTCAAGATGCCTCTCGAGGTAGCACAGCTATTATGCACAGCTATCTGGATTGACAAACATCTAGGCTTTATTCCTCGTGCGCTTGAGAAAGATGAGCGTGATCATTTGAATGCTCTCAAGAAAGAGATCAAGCATCTTCCACCAGAAGAGCGACCCTTAACACCTTATTTACCTATGATGTACAATCACCCCTGCACAATCTGGGTGCGTTCATCACTAGACAACTTTGAGTGGACACACTGCTATGGCAATGCACTCAATGAAGAATACCGTTACCGCTATGGTAAAGACCATAAGTCGATTGCACAAGTAGTAAATAAACTACCTGAGCCTGAAAATATGCCTCGCAAGGGGTTTACTACTTTCGGTCTAGCTATGCCTGACGAGTTGAAAGACTATGACAATCCAATCCAGTCGTATCGTGATTACTATCACCTCGACAAGGGTACGTTTGCAGAGTGGAAGTATCGAGAAAGACCACCTTGGTGGAGCGATGACTATGCAGACTACGAGAAACGGATAACAGCTAAATGATATACTGTGAAACTTGCGGAAAAGAAATGATAGAAGGGTTCTTCAAGCCTAGAATATGTCCAGACAGAGAAGAGTCAGAGACAACAAGAACAACACCAGGGCCACACTTTTGTGGTGTGGAAGAAGATGAATGAAAAATATAGCAGCAAGCGGAGAAATGCCAGTGTGGGTAGCAGAAGATCACGAAGAACAAAGACCGTTAGATCGGCAAGAAGGTGGCTCGCATTACGATCTGCCTATACAACCATTAGAGTACATACACGCAAATGGTTTAGGATACATCGAAGGAAACATCATAAAGTATGCGACTCGGCACAAAGCTAAGAACGGTGCGGAGGACGTAAAGAAAATCATTCATTATTGCGAACTATTATTGGAGTTAGAATATGGCGCGGAAAGTAGTAAAAAAGAAGGACTACGAGAACTTATCGACACAAAACATCGAGAAGGTGATAGACCTTCTAAACCCCAGTTCTTCAGCCCCCACTACAACAAAGGCAATAACTAAAAAGGAAGCCTGCGACATTCTTAACATAGCCTACAATACTACTAGGCTTAGTAAGATTATTGAGGAGTACCATGAAAAGAAAGCATACACTGCACAACGCAAGAAAAAGCTACGGGGTCAACCCGCGTCTCAAGCTGAAATTGCGGAGGCTTGTGAAAGCTACCTGCAAGGCGGGACGATTTCAGAGATTTCTAAGTCCCTTTTCAGAAGTCCTTCCTTTGTTCGAACACTACTCGAGAAGGTTGGTGTACCTCAACGCCCTGCGAACAAAGAAGAAAAGCAAGGTTCGCACTACTATCCTGACGATCTCATGGCATCGGACTATGCGGAAGGGGAGATTGCGTGGTCGGCGACTTATCATGCCGCGGTAGAGGTAAAACACAGACTAAGCCCTGAGTTTCTAAAAAGTAAGAAAGGTATGACAGAGTTTGATTATGAGAGTAAGTATGGCTGTCCTGCCTATGCTGTATACATTCGACAGAAGGTTGATAGCGAAGATACTTTCTTTTCAAATGTAAGTGCAGGTGGTTTCTCTGCATATGTTCCTGCTTATGAGTTATGTAAGCTAGAACATTTGAAACAATATGGGGTAAGAATTGACAGGTTATAAAAAATACTTCTTGACAAAAGTCCTTAATTTGCCGTATAATATCATTTCAAATTTAGGGGAATAACCAATGTCGGAACGATTCTACCTTTCACAACTTAAAGCTCTGGGTACTTGCCCAGGATATAAACAACCTAACAAGAGGAAGCGCAAAATGGCGTGGGACGACGATAAAAAAGCACAAGCAGTATCAATGTACGAAGAAGCAGAACCAACTCCAGAGACCAGTATGGAGATTGTAAAAGATATTGCAGAAGAATTAGACGAGTCACCTAATGGTGTCCGTATGATCTTAACCAAAGCTGGCGTTTATGTTAAGAAAACACCTGCTGCTAAATCTAGCGGCGGTTCTACAGGTGGCGGTACACGAGTATCTAAAGCAGCAGCGGCAGAAGCTCTTATCGCAGCACTTGGTGATGCAGGTCAAGAAGTCGATGAGGAAATCATTGGTAAATTGACTGGTAAAGCATCACAGTATTTCACCAAAGTAATCACTGCGATTAACGAAGGCTAAAATACCTACCCCGCTAGTTTCGGCTAGTGGGGTATTTTTGTATTCATAGAAAGCACCAAACAGTATGTAACATCACAATAATTATTGCTGAATTACTACAAAGGAGCTAAAGTGAATAAGCAACAACTAGCCAAACTCGTACATGAGTACGGGGACGCAATCATTACTTATCGTAGTGAACAATCAAGAAAACTAAAATACAATGTATGTACATTGGACTTTAGTACGCCTTATATTCAAACCAAAAAGAATAGAGCAAAAGAAACAGATCAAACTTTGTTATTTTTCTGTTGGGATACTGATTCCTATCGTTTATTACGCCCTTCGAATGTGCAGAGTGTAGTGCCTCTTTCGTCTATATTAAAGAATGAAGGTAGAAGGTAGTGGATCTGTATCAAGCACCTGAGGCTTACTCTCGTGTTATACACTACGATAAAGTAAAAGAGCAGCAAGTACGTCTGACTATTAACACTTTTCGTGGTATTGAGTATATGCACTTGCGTAAATACTATATGGACTTTGATGAAGAGTGGAAGCCTACTCCTGAAGGTGTAGCAATGCCACTTGACCTGACGAACTCAAGAGAGCTTTTTGCAGGGTTAATTGAGATACTATCTCTAGCCGAGTCTAAAAGTTTAATTGAAGAACATTTTTCCGATCTAATCCAGGATCTCTATAAATAGTTCTTGACAGATTTCCTAAAATCCCGTATAATAGTATTTCAATTTTAGGAGAACTATAAGTGAAAGACTTTCTTGACAAAGCGTGTACTATGTACTACGAAGGGTATCCAATCCTTTCAGATGACGAATTCGATATGCTTGCTAACAAACATCAGTACAATGCCGTAGGGTATAAAGTTACTGATGCTGTTCCACATACTTATCGTATGTACTCACTCAAGAAATGTTTTGACATTAACGATGCACCTCTAAATATAAAGGTATGTGTCGAGACTCCTAAACTTGATGGAGCGGCTGTTTCACTACTGTATGTTGAGGGTTTACTCCAGTTAGCTCTTACAAGAGGTGACGGCATACAGGGCAGAGACATCACAGACAAGATGCGTCTGCTAGTGCCTGAAGAAATTAGTATTACTAATCTTGTTCAGATCACTGGTGAAGTAGTAGCTCCTAGTAGTGTTCCTAATTCTCGTAACTTCGCTTCGGGGTCACTCGGTTTGAATGATCTTGAAGAGTTTGCAACGCGTCCTTTAGCTTTCGTAGCTTACGGACAAGAGAAAGTGGTAAACAGAAACTTTGACGCGACCCTTGAAGGTCTTGAGCGTATGGGTTTCAATACAGCACTCTCTTTTGATTGCACTAATTATCCTACAGATGGTATAGTATATCGTCTACGAGATAACTTTGAGTTTGATAATATAGGACACACCTCGAATCACCCACGAGGCGCTTTTGCTCTGAAAGAGCAGAAGATGGGTGAAATTACAACTTTGATTGATGTGGTGTGGCAGCTAGGCAAAAGTGGTGTAGTCAGTCCAGTTGGGATTCTTGATCCCATTGAGATAGGCGGAGCGACAGTGTCTAGAGCCACATTGCACAACATTG